CCAAAAAAAGAAAAATTATGCCAATGATTTGATCAATAAAAAAAGAACCTACGCATTATACGTAGGCTCAAGTAGTCATTAAAAATAGTATAGTTCAACTTTTGTGTCATTATTTTATATTTTGAATCATTTTATTAAATTTTAAGCAAATCTTCCATACGGATTAATGTTATATCCATTTGAATTTAATACACCAGCTTTCATCCATCTACGTTCTCCACTCGATGCACTAATCCAACTGATCCAAACGAATTCTTCACGTTTTACATATCCGTCGTATCGGACAGACATTCCTTGATTGTAGAATAATCCTGTATCAATTCCTTTTTCTGTAGGTGCTTTTCTAATCTTCAACGTTGTGTTTGGATAGAATGTACACTTCTCTGATAAAGTCAGAAGGCATACTGTTCAACACTGTAGGAGTACTTGTAGTAGTTCCTCCAGGGATATGAGGGTCTGTATCAATACCTGCGTTATTTGTCCATCCGATAGCTACTCCATTACGATCTACACGATACGGATATTTAGCACCTTTAATTACTCTACCAATCGTACCATTCCAATCGCCTTTATAAACTTTACCTGTACCATAGCAATTTACACTTAATGTATTTGTGCAAATTGGAGTACCAGTAGAGTACTTCTCACCACTTGGAGCGCTTGGAGTACTTGGTTGTGTTGGAGCTACAGTTTGACCATCCAATCTAGCATTTACTTCTTGTGCTAACTGTGGCATTTTCGAATGTAAATAAGGGCCCGGACAAGCGGTCGCAGTAAACATTCTATGTTCGGTTAAACTGCCATTCGCATTACCAGTGTAATTCAATCTGAATCCATATCGTTTACATACATCCACGCATAGATTTACCAATGCATTCCATGCTTTAGGTGAGATCGTCCACGTATCTGTATTATCGTTAGCAATTTCAATTGTGATTGATTGACAATCATTGTAGTAATTACTTGATGTCCATGCACGATTCTCTTCGTCAACATTTGAAACAATCGTACCATCTGAGCCGATGCAATAGTTTGCACTAGCCATTCTTCCACTTACTTGGAATGATTGAGCACATCTTTCAGCGCTCCACTGACAAGCCATGTGATGAGGTGTAATCTTACATACTTTGTAACCTCCTCTACCGCGCATATAGTTGTCTGCACTAGCAGGAATATATTTATTTGTTAAGCTTGAGTATGACATTCATCTTCACCTTCTTCTTTTCCGTTTGATAGCTCTGATTGAGCTTCTTCTGATAATTCTTCAAATTTTACTTCTTTTTCTTCCATGATTCTGTTCTCCTAATTCTTCTCGACTAAAAAATCCTGAATTTCCTTTCGTGTAGCCTTTAGGCTTTCTTTATCATCTTCCGATAACATTCCATCGAGGATGGCCATGTTCGCTTTTAACATCAAGTCGCCTCTTTTTTTATCCTCTTCTAACCGTTCATCGTGGTCAGACAGAATGCGAGTATGCTCATCTAATTTGCGGTTGATGCCTTCTTGATTGAGTGTAATCTTTTCAAGTGAATTTAATCGCTCATTGTCTTTGTGCAACAATTCATCATGTCTTTGAACTTTAGCTTTTAGATCATCACTTGGCTTTTTTAATTCTTTGATAATCTTCACAACACCCCAAATGGATGCTATGAATCCACAAATCCATACAATCTGTTGGCTTGTAATTACAAAATCCATACAAACCACCTACTTTATTTTTCTTCTAAATTGCCTTCAACAAACCTTGTGAAAGCTTGGTGCATACCTGTACTAGCTAACCCCATCAACGCACCATAAACCGCATTTTCAATTGACAATCCACTGACTGCTAGGTTAAGTACTAATCCAACAAATGCAAGTACTGTAGGAATGCACTTATTTGGAAATGATTCAAATGAAGTTTTCAAGATGTAGCCAACAATCAGACAAGCCACTACCACCACTAGCACGAAATACTTACTTAACTCTGCAAAATCAATCATATTTATTCCTCCTATAATTTAGTTACGTTTAACATCACATAGCCTTCTTTGAATCCATCATTAGTCGTGATGCTGCGAATCTGTGTCATTCTGAATAATCCAGTATCCGTTTCTTTTCCTTCGTCTAACGATACTTGTTTAAATAACACATAATCTTGTTCATTGATTTGTCTGTCTGTCAAATCAAGAATAATAAAGTCATGCTCAGTAAAGAAATTCCATAACTTGTATTTAAATTGATTTCATGAACTTTAGTCATATAAAATCCTCCTATTAATAAAAAAAAGCGAGGTAAACAAAAATGCTATATTCTGACAAATTAACATCCTGGTTAAAGGAAAAGAAAATCTATCTAAAATACAGCACTTACACAAATTATTGTAATGTGATCCACAATCACATTTTGCCAAAACTAGGCGATTATCAGATTGAAGAGTTAAACAACGATATTCTGCAGGAGTTTATTCTTCAAAAACTTGAAAATGGTCGTAAAGACGGAAAAGGCGGTATTTCTTTTAAATACGCCAAAGACATTATTCAAGTTTTAAAATTCACACTTCCATTCAAAGTCGATATTCAACTTCCGTACCATCCTTCTAAGGCGGTAGAGATTTTTGAAAAAGAAAATCAAATAACATTGATTAATCACCTCCAATCTGAGATTAATTGTAAAAACTTTGGAATCCTTTTATGCATCCATACAGGAATCCGTATAGGTGAGCTTTGCGCTCTAAAATGGTCTGATATAAACACTCAAACCAAGTTATTAAATATAAGCAAAACCATGATACGAACATACACAAAAGAAGACGGTAGCAACCTTTCAATTACACCGCCTAAATCACGTTCTAGCACTCGAATGATCCCTTTGAATACATGGATAATGCACTATGCAATCCTTCTTCAAGGAGAAGAAGATAATTACGTATTAACAAATCGAGATAAACCAATAGAACCTAACAAATACAGGCTTTACTACAATAGAGTCTTAAAAGAACTTGACCTACCACATCGTAAGTTCCATGCTCTTAGACACACATTCGCCACTAGATGCATTGAGTGCGGATGTGACTACAAATCATTAAGTGAATTACTCGGCCATTCAAACGTTTCAATCACCATGAATATATACGTACATCCACAAATGGAATTAAAGCGTAAATGTGTTGAGTTACTTTGCGATTATTACAAGTAGTCAATGTATGTCATTTACTGCGAATTCTACAGGTGGTATATACAATCATTCTATGGTACGTGATGATATAGGTTACATATATTACGGTGCACTTCTTAATAGCAATGGTAATCAAATGGGTGTTCACGACCATGATGGCAAAATGAAAAAAGCAAAGATACCATTATTGCAACCATATATCACCGTCTACTTTTGGCACAGAATTAAATAGTTAAGGTATGTCATTTACTACCAATAGTGCTGGTGGTGAGTATAAACATAAATTGACTGTTGATGAGATACCTTCACATAATCATCAGTATTATTCACCAGTTGTTCAAAAGGTAGCAACTTCTAGTAGTGGTTCAACTTATGGAAATTATAATAAGCAATATCTTATAGGAACTGATTATGCAGGTGGGGATGCATCTCACAATAACATTCAACCGTACATTACAGTACATTTTTGGAAAAGGACGGCTTAATTTATGCGGTCCTTCTCCAAAAGAAAACAACTATATATGGTTGTACGTTGCTAATAGTACGATCATCCGTCCAATTCAGTCGACTTTGTGAAGTTGCAGAAGAATTAGCGCTGACTATATATCCGTTTGGAATTACTGATGTTCTATTATAGTCACCATTCTTCGCTCCATCTGGTTTACCTGCATAAAAGGCATTCATATCCCAACCAAATGATGTAACATGGTAGTGAGTATTCTTGTATTTTCCATCAGTTGAATTGGACGTAAAGGACATACTTGTACTACCATCGTTTCCTGTGCCTTCACCGACTAGCGTTCGACCTTGCCCGAATCTTTCCCATGTTCCGCCTAGGAATGTACCAGGATTAACATTGTTGTAAGTGATATAAAACTGAACCTACTGGATACATCGCACTCTTGATTGAATTAACTAATTTATTCCAATCACGATATTGAATTTCATTACCATTCTCCACCAACACGTGAGTTGATGATGTATTTTCACTCACTGAACTGAATTTGTATTTGTTTGATACTAAATCGCCATTCACAGTTAATCGGTTAGCATTATTACCATCTTGACCGAAAAAAGTTAATGATTTGCCATCTTTGCCGAAGTTTATTAATGTATAAGTTGGTGTAACTGTAACGATTTGCCATGAGTAATCACTCATAAACGAATCTTTAACACCGAATGCAATTTCATATGTTGTAGTTGTTGAGGTAAATAAATTACCTGCTTTGTAATCTTGTTCCAAAGTGTAGTTATTAGCCCATGAATTAATTTTAGTCCATGAACTAGCACCACTAGCTCTATATTGGATATAGAATGATGTTACATTCTTATTCGATAAACTTGTAAAACCAACTTTGAAATGTAATAACGCATACGTTCCACTTGATTCATCTACTGCATAGCCTGAGTTAGCACGCTTTGCACTTACATTTGTTAAACTAGGTGGATTATATGCAGTTACACTTACTGAACCACTCTTAGTAGCAGTTCTACCACGTGAATCTGTAACTGTGATTGTGTACGACAATGTACCACTATTTTGAATGGTTTGAGTTGTGAACGTGCTACCGCTATATGTTTGGTCATTAAATTTAGTCGATACTGATGTGATCGTTGAGCCTTGATTACCACTTGTAGCAATCGAGAATTTTAACTTTGATTGACTCTGGACATATTGACCTATTCCTACGCAAATTGAATTTGTATCAGATATTGATACAGTTCCGATACTAGGAACGACACCACTTCTTACTTTAATTGTCGCATTTACTGTTTTAGAACCAACTGACGTTGAACCACTGATTGTTTCTAAAGTAAACGTAGCGATACCGCTTGTTGAATCAGGAATATTCTTTTCCCAATCGGTAGGAATGGTATAAGAAAAGCTAGGAGTTGTAGTACCACTAGCTATTGTTCCTAATTGTGTTTTTGTTCCATTCCAAGTTACATAAACTTTGTGACTGAAATTACTTGATGCACTTGTACCACTAATCTTAATTGCACTACCACAATCTAACTAGGTTTATCAATTGATGGAGTAGTTGCACGTGGTATTGTCGTTAACTTTAAACTACCACTGCATGAGCCTGTTGTTGGTAAATATGTTCCTCTATCTGCATTGTTAAATGATGCACTGACTGATATAGATTTGGAACCATCTGCATTGTGTGATACAGTAGTTGTTCCACTTGCTACCCATACAGTAGCACCACTATTGACTGTAGGTGTATGAACTGCATTGTGTACTACAGTGCCATTGATATTAACTACATACGTTTCTGACAACCCATAGTGATTATGATATGCAGTATTTGAACGAATACCAACCCACCACTCAATTTGAGATGTGTTATTTTCAATTGAGTAAGACTTTTCAGAAACATCCAATAATAACGAATACTTATCTGTCTGCCCTGTGCTTATTCCTATGCTTCCACTAAATTGTGCCATTCAATCACCTACCTTATCTTTTTAAAGTCCAAAGAGCCATTTGCTCTTGGCACGAATCCAAATGCACCAACTTTCAAAGACTGTGTGAATTGTCCATCTGTGATGTACATGGTCTTATTGTTAATATAAGTTACCTTTTCAGTATCTTTTAAGATTGCCCACTCCTGATTCGTGATTTGAGTTTTAAATGTATTACCTGACTTACCTAAAGTTAATGCATCTCCGTCAAAACTCATGTAGCTTTTGATTTCAGCAGTTTCATTTGCTAAGCCATTTAAAGTATCACTTACACTATCAATTTGACCACCAATTTCATTTTTAGTGGTTTTAATATTTTGGTTGAGTGTCCAAGTAAAATCCTTACTTGTTTGAGTAAATCGAGATTCCACATCCTTTTGATAATGTTCAAGCGCTGAATTTGATACGTAAGTTTCTGATACTTTGCTTGTCATTTCCCATATCTTTTTAAGGCTTAAATGCTTGGCCTATAACCCATACAGTTTAACGACGTGAATGCTTGGTCTTGTTTGGAACTGTGGATATGTAGGCTTTATAAGTCTTGGCTTTTCCACAAAAAATGCACCGTTGATTACGTACTTCAACGATGCATTCTAGCCATTGATCAAAATAAACCTTTTCGACACGCTCCAAATATTTGTGATTACACATCTCTCAATTCCACACATTCAGGATATGCTTCTTCTGTGCCTTTGCAGCCTATTCTGAAGAAATTAATTGCTAACTCTCCAGCAAGATCCAATTCTGAGATATACAACGTCTTGTAATTCTCATCAGGGCTATCATATCTGCAAAATGCATCGGATGTCATGTCGATTGAATTGGCCAATGTCGCAAATAGTACCGAGATAGCGCTGCAGACGATATCCTTCCTATCGGAGCGTAACGAGCATGGCCATGTACTTCAATCAGGCAATCACTTCTGTCTGTTTAATCTTAATTTTTATCACATAATATCACTCCCTTGCATAATAAAAGGCCACTCGTTTTGAGTGACCTGATTTTAATAAAATATCATTTTAAATGAGTCGACAATAAGTAGTTAATTGTTGCCTCTAGAGCTATTTCATAACTGTTTCCTAGAAAATCTTTAACCTTACTCATCATTGAATTTTCTTGAAGATACTCAACACCTTCTAGAGTAATTCCGAAATCATCCTTCAACATTATAACCTTCTGAGTCTTTGTATCTCTGATTATGACCCCTTTTATGTAACCGTGTTGATTTAATTCTTCAATAACACTTTGCCAATATTGTTCAGAGACATTTTGAAGATTACAATCCCTAATAAACTCAGCTAAGTCAACATGAATACCGTTTTTAAGGCATTCATATAAATAATTCAAAATTTTATAAATCAAAACATGCATATCATTATTTGACATCTTAATTACCTAATCTTTCTGTAATCATTCTTACTCTTTTTAGACCTTCTGTCATTAAAAATCTAATCCAATAAAGGTTTTATATGTTAACGCTTCTTTTACCGCTTTCACTAATGTAGGTGCCTTGTCTTTTAAATCGTCCCATAATTGAATTTCTTGTTTTAATAAATCAAATGGAACTATTTCACTCTCGTAATCATCAATCATTAAAGAACCTTTATCATTTAAATATCCAAATATTTTGTTATTTATTAAAAATTCAAATTCATTTTTTGGAAGACTATAAAAAGATAAGTTTTTGCTTCCCTGTACACCAGTGTCATATTCATAAATACCTTCACTGTTCTTAGGAACAGATATATACTTTTGAAACATTTCTATGCCCTCCTATCATTTTCTTCTCTTTGTTTGGTATTTTAAAGTGAGTTATTTTTTGATAATCCTTATTACTTCGTCCCTTTTGTTTACCATTTATAAATTCATTAGATACGTCATTTCCATTTTTATCAACATATCTTCTTGAACCAATTTTTTTTATTGTCCTCAATCCTAAAATAAGCACCATTTTGTCTTCAACAATCGTATAGCTGTTTCCGATATAATTTATTTTTTGCTCTGTTTCAGTAATGTCGAAATCTTTTCCTACAAATTTCGTTATAGCCTCTTGAAGGCTGTATTCACTCCATTCCGATGCATACTTATTGTATCGATCTTTTCCATCTGCAAATAACTGTAAATCCAACTTTAGTATACCATTTAAATTAAGATTTGATAATGGATTTTTAATCACTTTAGTCTTTACATTCTTTACATTATTTTCTGCTTGATTAGTCATTTCTTTATTTTTATTCTTCCACTCATCGAATCTTAGATTGTGATCACCATTTGCTAGGCCATCTAGCCATTTCTCATACACTTTTCTATCTGAATAAGGTGCAGTTGCACAATGACAATTTGGATGTAAAGGTGGAGCATTTTCGCCTATTTCCATGTCTTTAAGCTTGAATGTTTTACCATCCATTTCTTTACACAATGGACACACATCTTTTAAGCCACACGCAATATATTCATACTCATCTATTCCGTTAGCTTCGTAAGATTCTGCCTGTGCTTGTGTTTGACTCGTGCAATTTCTGTTCGCAACAATCTTTCCGCATTGCATCTTGATACATCAAATTTCTTTCTAATCTGAGGAATGAATTCTCTTGGATTCTTGCCTTGGATTAATGCATTAGATAGAACACTGGATAAATTATTTTTTAATTGATCTTGATTGACCCAAATTCGTTCTGAAAAGGTTGCGTTCTTAAAAGATGAATCTGCTACCGTTTTGGCCATCTTCGCATTGTCAATCACTGTATCACCTAAGATAGAAGCATTGCGTTTAATCTCTTCTAAATAGGTTCCTTCTAGCTTATTGCCAGTATACGACTTCAATTCGTCATGGCCTGCCACAAGTTCTAATCCAATGTTTGCTTTTAAAAGCTCCAATCGGTTGACTTTCATTGCAAGGTTATAAAGTCTCATCTGTTCATTGGCTTCATCTGAAAAGTTCTTTTCCTTTACGTACTTTTTAGCTTTTCTTTTATATGCCTCAATATCTATGTTAGAAACTCTTTTTTTAGCTTCTGCCATAGTAATGTTTTCTTTATTTGAATACCGAGTAAAAAGGATTCGATTTCCTTTTCAACCGAATCCATCATGTTTGCATATATTTCTTGTATTTCATCTGCATATTGCTTTTCATCCTTTAAACGTTTCTTTTTCCATTCCAGTTCACGATCTCGCCAATATGTATTACTGCTCATCGTTTTGTGAATCCTCATTATTTTGGAAGATTCGGTTTTCAGTTTCTACCATATCATTCTCATCTTCCTTTTTGATACGTTCCATTTCTGCATTCGTATCCTCAACTACCGAAATAAACGACAACTGGGTTTCGTGAGACACGATTCCTGATAATTGTGCAGCAGTCTGAGCTTCTTCTAATAAGTTTGCAGGATAATTTTGTGTAAACTTGTATTCAACCTCAAGCCAGTCATTCTCAGAACGATGTGTGATCGCATTACTAAATAAGACTCGATATCTACGATTCATGCCAGATGTGAACTTACGCTCTTTCGCCTTTGCCAGGTTTGACATAGAAAGAAGTTATATCTCAATGCAATACCTGATGACGTTCCAAAGTTCTCATCATTAATATTGGCTACCATTGAGTTTTGGAAGATTAAACGTTCTAATCTGTTGATCAGATTTTCCTGTGTTGCATCTGCATTTGGCTTTGACATGAAATCAACTACAATTCCATCACCGCTTCCATCCATTGACTCAAAGTTAATTGTTCGATTATCACGAATGTGTACCAAATCTGAATCTTCTACTTTCGGACCTAAGATTTTTAAATAGGCATCTGCAAAATAATCAACATCATTTGCTTTTTCTGACATTGCTTTGTTGTAGGCATTAATCAAACTGTATGTTGATTCAAAATAGACATACGCTCTTCATTCTCAATAAATTCGGTTGCAGGAATATCGTTGAATCCATGCTCTACGCCATTAAATACATGAAGGCCACCTTTATCGTTGAACTCATACTTATATGTTTTATCATAGATATATCCACGCATTACTTCATCAACAATCTGATAAGTTACAAAATATCTAGGTTTTTGAACTGTTGATTCATCATAAACCATGAATCCTTCTCTTGGATCTAAATAAGTGATTCCTAGATTTCCGTAATCGTCATTAAAATACAATTCATATCCTTTTCCAAAAACACTACAAATCTTAGATAGTTCTGCATTGTTGTCGTCCTGGTCATTGTATTTATCTAGCAAGTTGATATAATCATCAATTTCTTTTTTCTTAGAAGATACTTTGATAGGAACGCCAATAAAAAACCGTTGAATGTATCAACAATGTATTTTGCAAAGTTGACCACCACACGGTTATCGGGTTTATATGTTTCTTTGTCGGCTTGATGCAAGATAGGATAATCTCCAATATAGGCATCATATAGTTTTTTATACCTGTCTGTTATTAACGACTTATGCTTTGTTATCAATCCATTCAACACTTCAATATTAATGATGTCTTTATCGTCAGCTAGCTTAAATATCGTATCCGGTTTAATAATGTATGCGTTCATTAAATACCTCCTTTAAATGTCCTTAATTTAACTCGTCCAAATGTATATTTTTCAACTGCATAACGCATTGCATCCATTAAGTGGTTGAAATCATCAATTGGGCGATTTATTTTGTTTCCTAATCTATCTTCATCCCATGTATAGTTACCAATTTCAGTTATGAAATTAACACATCTAGGATGAATGATGATTTCAAAATCTTGAATATATTGAATCCCATGTGTAATGGAATCCTTTCCCTTTTGTGACTTCTCAACACGAAGTCCATACCCCCTAAGTTCATCAATCGACTTAGGCTCTGCACAATCTGCCGTAAAAGATTTCTTTTGATAATGTGAGCTTTCAATCTCTTCATAAAGCTTTTTATTGGAAAGACCTTTTTTATAAATTTCATCCCAAACATAAATTTTTTTATTTTCTGTATCAATGAAACCTATAAAAACTGCAGCAGGATCATTTGTATAACCGAAATCAATACCATTTACAGAATCACAGTTGATGACTTGATCTAGTGTAAATTTTTCTTCTTTCCAATTCTCATAAACCAATCCATCAACGATACCCCAATTTCCAAGACCTGCAACTTGATATCGTCTAGGATTTTTCTCCTTCATGTTATCGAACAATCTTAAATCGGCTTCATCTAGCCATTCATTACACTTATAATTGGTTGTGATGGCTAATATATCAGGGTCGTTCTTAACATCAAAGAATCTTTTTTTAAGCCAGTGGTGTTCATTCCTATTTGTGTTCATGTAAGGTCGTTAATCTTACACCGCTTTCGCAGCTCATTGTTACCAATGAGATCAGACTATATCACCATCTTGAATTTTCAAGATGCCCCCCATTTCCGCTCACTTGAGCGTACTCCATTAAAAAAACCGCATTAATTGCGGTTAGGATAGTCGTTAAACTTTTTTTTATTTTCATTCCAAGCAACAAACGAAAATAAACTTAGCTTTTGATTGCCCTCTCTTTCGAGTAGGGTTTTCCAAAAATTAAAGGGGTTTTCATATAAAATCACTTTTATATGCCGCAAAATCTACGGGTTGAATGTAATCATCCACTGTTTCCAAAGATAAGGCGGTAACTCACCACGAATCGACTCATCCAATGTATCAAAGTCTTTTTCGCTCGTTATTTCATAAGCTTCTTCGAGCCATACCCAACATAGAAACCCGTAATCTACAGTAATGGATGTTATTTTTAACGGATCATCAAGCCCTCTAAAGAGAATCTTTTGCCCAGTTGGAAGATATGTTGCCTCCAAAGGCGAATATTTAAATTCCCATAAGTGTTCAACCTCTAATCTTCTTGTCGCCCATTTTAAATCCGTGAAACACGAATCTTTAAGCGTTCGATAAGTCTTACGCACAACTAATGTATTCGACTTATCGTATTTCATCATGTTGTATATGATGCGTAATGCAGTTGTTTTTGACTTCTTAGAAGCACGAGATCCTTTGCATGCTGCATAACGTCCTCTGAAGTTCCAATAGGATTTATATCCTTTCCCTACTATTTTAGGTAACTTGATAGATTTAGTCTTCAAGCTCATCCTCTCCTTCAAACTTAGGTACTACGATTTCTGTTTGAACTTTATCTGTAAACAGTGAATATCTTTTTCCAAGTAATTCCGCAGCTTTATTTGCATCAGAAAGCTTTGCGGGAATCTCGACTATTTGAGGAACTTCTTCTTTGACTGTTTTCTTTCTTGGCTTTCCATCTACTGTATCAACATACTCTGAATGTTCTTTTGTCACTGTAACGACAACAGACTCTTTCATTTCTCGTCGCATTACTTTTGTGAGGTATTCCATGACTTCTTGAACGTCTGCTATCTTTCCCGAACTGACTTTTTCAAGTTGTTCATCAATATAAGCTTTGACCTTAACATTTCTTAACAATCTTGAAGCAGCAGACATTGCAGCACCATCTGACTTTACATGAGGATATGCAACTTTATATGCTCTTGTTGCATTCAGATCAATCAAATACTCGTCAACAAATAATTTCTGCTTTTCTGTCAACTTAGCCATATAATTCCTCCTTTCATTATTTTGAAATTAAATATCTGTCTTAATGCCCTTTCCATCCTTTTCTTGGTGAGCCAGCTCCTCTTACCCACAATTGATCTACTTCTTTTGCTATTTGTCTTTTTCGACGACGTTGTTCTGAATCTTTATTAGCTAAATCTCGGCTTGTAAGCTTTTGTACTTTATAACCCATAGATTTTGCCCTAGAAGCTATATCGGATAAGGTCCTAGGAATTTCCCTACTTCCACTATCAGCAAATGATGCCCCAGAAAAAGAAAATACTTTCTTCCCTTTTTGCCTATATTCAAATACAGTTCCATCTCCTGTGGTAACAGTTAAACCAACTGTCCCCCCCCCGATTTACAAATTGTCCTCTTCCACCCATATAATATTTCCTCCTTATTCATGTATAAAAAAAGCACCTTGAATTAACAAGATGCTTAGATAGTGTTCAAAATTTAAACTGAAATTTTTTAACAAATCGAAAAGGCGCTCCGATTCGAACGGAGGTTTCCTCAGTGCATATCATTTTGTGATATGCATACATCAAAGTGTAATCACCCCTATACGACTACCTTTTCTTATTTTTATTTAACCATAACCGTTTTACACGGTCAACCATTTTCCTCTCCTCTGTAGTCAGCTTTGCCGCGCCCTTTTTCCCATCACGCTCTGCATGATAATATCCATGATGAGTATGTGGCTTCATATTTTGATGCTCATGTGTTAAATCAATCTGTTTTGTGCGTTTATTAGAATTGTCATAATAAGAAATTGATGAAATTTCATCTTTATCATTTACTGTGGCATATACTCGCCCTTTGGTCATTGTTTCCATTGGCGCTTTTGCATTACTAGCATTGACTTGCTTCACAAATTTAATATTTCCACTCTGATAAACTGTATTGTATTCGCTCCCATAAGGCTTTCCACTGTCACTGACACCGCTGCTTGCTCCTCTACCGCCCATGCTTTCTTGCCCTCTCTATGACTTTATTTTTATAATAAATAACTTTTGTGCCTTTGAAATCATGTTCAATAGATTGGCCATAAATTAGAATTGCAGTAGGTTTAAGCTTATCAATCATGTAATCTACACCATCTTTCCAAATTGATCTTGCATATTCATCCTTGATACATCCAATAGTTGAGATTGCTACAACTCCTCCTGGTTCTATACCATCAAAACAGAATGTGTATGTTTCTCTTTCTGCCCAGGAAACTGTTGGAATTACACATATCCCTAAATTTTGAAGATATTGCCCAATCAATCTACTTCTATAGATATTCCATACTTTCATAGCTCTAGGCATATCCATGTAAAGAGAAAAATCTGGTGTAAGAACACAGTCATACTGTTTTAAGACATTCACATATCGTTCGGGAGTGTTCCAAATGCGTTCAACTGATAATCATCAATAAACATATGAATTCCAGATTGATAATTCTTTGAAGAAATTGCTTCATTGAATCCAATTAACTCATTAGGAATATGAAGTGTCTTTTTAATTACTGGCATTTCAAATGGACCTTCTGTTTCAAACGGATCATATAAATCTAGATTGTATTTTTTGATTGTTAGTTCTCTTCCTGGCATGGAACACCTCCTTTCTTGCATAAAAAAAGCCAAGGCCTCTGCCTTGACATAATTTCTTATATTACTAGTTTACCACGGAATTCTTGTCCACTAGGGGACAAAATGCAGTTTTAATGTATTTTAAACCAATTTTCCGATTTCCCTACGGATATGTTTGTACATTCCGTTCTTTGTATAACCATATTTTTCTGCTACATCCCATGCATTCATGTTCCAAAAGTATAGATCAAACAAAATATTCTGATCACGCAAAGATAGAAGTTCTATCGCTTTACATTCATTCAAACGTCTACGATAATAGTTGATTTCTGCCACCTTTTGAGATTCTTCTTCCATCATTCCTAAAGGACTTGTATAAGAACCATGAAAGGTCGGCATAGGAGCATTGGATTTCTCCTGCTCCTTTGTCAACCTAATTGGATTATGACTAAGCCCTAACATTTTATGATTCAGAACTTCTAGTTCTTCGTTCAGTTCAATTATTCGATGGCAGCAATAGTTTGCCGACTTCAAATCATTCAACATTTGATTTACTTTTAATTTGTTCAATTTAACCACCTACTTCTTCTTTGCGACAACTGACCCTCTATGCCATGATTCATCACCAGTGTGATATCTTCTTTCGTTTGCTTTTTCTTGGCGTTTCTTATACTCTTTTAGTCCAAATTCTCACGTTCTAATTTGATGATGTAATTCGTAATTTGTTCTAAGCATGATTCCATAGAAATAAATCTGGTACTAAACCCTATCAGATCCCATATCTGTCTATCTAAACGAGCACATGCTTCTCTTACAAATTCATCATGAATGTCATTTATGTTTTCGACTAAAAAAAACTTTCATCATTCCACATCCTTCAAATAATCAAACTCTTTTAGCAGCTCATCTTTTGTTTGTTCAAGCTTTGACTCGATTTGCTTTTGTACATCAATCTTAGTTTGTTTGAACCATTTCTTTTTGAATTTTCTGACTGTATCGCGATATCTTTCTTCACTACTATCACACGATTGCCACCACTCTAAATCATGCAGCACATCAACTAAATCTTTCATCATGCTATTTAATTGCGAATCAAACATTCTGTTAACACATTCTTCTTCAACTCTGCAATACACATAGTTATAACTTCCGCCACTCATTTACTTTGTCTCCTCAAATCCTTCATAAGAACTAGCATACATACATTTGTATGCTAATAAATCATTTTTTGTTTTCTCCAGTTCAAACGTCAATGCTGCATTCTGGAATACCAGATCACTGATTCTTTTGGACCCAACTGTTGAATACATTACTAAACTCACAAGGCTTCCTGTAAAAAAGCCTATAAGGCCAATTATAAAGTAGATCATCAAACCACCCCACAATTTCTTAAAATTTCATTGATTGGCACATTATCCGGAACATTTCTAAAAAGTCCATATTTCATTACTTCCAACAAAGACACATATCTGTTTATTGGCTTATTTCCAAGATTTCCTTCGAAATTCAGTAATATACAGTATTCATTTTGTCTTAACCTGTATAAAGGTTCCTTGTATTCTTTTCTAGGAAGCATCAATCCTGCTTGTCGAATCATTGAATAACCTCACAATTGTCTAAGATTTCATGTACCTTGGTGAAAGGATCAATGCCCTTGAAATATCCTTTTTCACGTAATTTTTTTAAACATTCTATTTCATTAAGCAGACAACATTCTTTGCAACGGTCAAACGCTTTGATTAAGTCGCATTCGACTGAGTTAATTTATACTTTCTTTGATATTTCTGGTATAACCATTCGATTCTCAATACACTGCATGAAGTGTGGTTACCGAAAAAAAGACATTCACTGCAAGGGCATCCATCACATGGAATGACTTTTCCGTCTCTTACTGCAAAATCAAAGTCTGCATCTCTTATTTCATCTTTGTAATGTTCAAAATTAGTTTCTTGCCTTTCTTCAAAATGCTCATTTATTAATCCTGTAAGTAAATTTACACCTTCTTTGAACATGTTCATTGCACTCATACAACCATCCAAGTTGTCATATACTTCTTCCATTCCATTTAACGCTTCTATGTATTCTTGTTTTGTTTTCATCATATCCACCTCCATTCCCTCATTTGTGTTTGAATAGCATCAAATAGTTCTAAATCAATCCTAAAAGATTCATTGTAATTAGTTAAGACATCAAACGTAAAATCCATACAATCAAATTTAATGCTTTTAATTTCTTCATCATCATCTGAATCGTTTACATACAAAACTGTAGCACCATGGTTAAAACACATATATCCAAGCTTTTCAAACATTTCTCTAGCAGTCATCTTTATCTTCCTCTCTTAACTTCTGCCCACAGAATGGACATCGTGGATAATATTTGTTTCCATGATATGTTGGAATAGGCACAACTCCATGCTTGCAAGTTGGACAAGATAGCATCAAATCACTACATGGACCAAACTCAATATCTATAGGTTTCTTTGGTGTTTCTTTATCCGCAAGATTCCCCAACAATTGAAAATATACCTTGGCACGAGTAGTCTCTTCTATGTCTGCTGCTTCGCACGCAATTTGATGTTCTTTTTCAAGAACTTGCAACAATTCTTGATATTTATTCATACGCTTTTAACTCCTCTTTAAGCTCATTTATAGCTTGTTTAACTTGTTTCAAGTCTAAATCTACATTGGCTACTAAATCTGCCATACGATTGTTAGAATAGCTCTGTAAAGCCGATTCTAGCGTTGTATGGTATGAGATAGGCTTTTGTACGTCTATCTCATTTCCTTCTTTGTCTTTACCTTTTCCGAACGTTACAAGAGCGAATGAACCACCGCTAGAAGTGATTGCATAATTGTTTTGTAATCTAATCATTTTCTTTCTCCTTATAAGGTTCAGGCAGCGGCATCCAAGCTTTGACATCCAATTTAACCATTCCATCACCAAAGTTTTTTCCGTCCCATAACGCTCTCACTGGGTAACCTTCTTTATTTATAGATACTAGATACATATCCAATGGACTGTAATCTAACTCTGGATTTTCCATTGGTGGTTCAGGAAGTCTTTCAGAAACAGGAATCCACTCAAATGAATCTGCTTTATCAACTAATTCTTGCAAAATTTCTCTTGATTCCCAACAGAAATCTCCTGCGGTTCTTGGTTGCCAATATCCGTCTGCTTCTTCTTCTATGATTGTGCTCACAATTCTATCTAATGCTTTTTGATATTTATTCATTTTCTTTCTCCTTTGTATCATCTTTTTCTAAATAATATTCCGTACAATTATCGTATTTTAAACATTCGCCAAACTTATACGCTACACATTTATTTTGTAAGCATTTATGTAGTACTGGTCTTGTAAATGTTCCTGTGCCAATCGTAATTGGTACAACTTCTTCTTTTGAAGTTAAATCAGGACAAAATTTAATCATCTTCATCTTTTCTGTCATTCTTCCACCTCTTAACACTCATAATAAACTTTCAAATACTTACCATTGTCTAATGGATAGTAATAATGTCCCCAATAACTGTCATAACCATCTGTGCTTTGGCTACAATATTCTCCATTATCCTGCTCCGTTCCTTTAGGTTTATCGACAATCTCTGCGTATTCCCAAAGGATTTCACCATATTGCACGCAAGAATTTTCACTAAGCCATTCTTTGATTTCTTTATCAATTTTTAGCTTTTGTTCAATTTTCTCTCTTATCTCTTTTGGAATCATAGTTCAACTTCCTCATCTTGTGACATTTGATAAATTTCTTTATATTCTTTTGTGAAATATTTACCAATACAATTCACATCCTCGGTATAAAACTGATGCTCAGTCATAATACAAGTTTGTATTTCATCCAATACTTTTAAAGCTTTTTCTTTGGTTGAATATATTCCTAATGTACAACCATTCCCTACAATGTATATTCCAATTTCAAATTGCTCAATTACAAGACGATTAACATTTTGTAATTGCATTCTATTCTGACTTCTAACCCACATCTCAATACCCACTTTCTAATCTTTGATAATTTATCTTATTCTTATCACAATATGCAGAATACACTTGTTCAACTGTGAAGCCCAGGTATTCTGTAATCGCGATTAATGGTTCTACTTTCTGAAACGAAGAATATGATAAATCCGCTAATTTTATAACAATACCTTTTCCGTATTCTTCGATTGACCACCGATTGTCGTCAACCTTTTCCATTATTTCATCATCTGTTAGCAATCCTTCTTCACCACCATTAAAGTTGTTTTGCCAACTTAATACAAAATGCCAAACATCGACTAATTCACCTAAAACCTTTTCTTTATCAACAGGTGCTTGTGTCTTTTTCCACCAACACCAGTTGGCTTTTAATTCATGAGTTAGCTCACCAATTTCATCTAGGATTGCAAAGCTCAACTTCTCTTCATCAATCTCTTTTAATCCGTATTCCTTCATAATTGCTTCATCTAGTTTAGCTTGCATTTGAAGCATTTCTTTGATTAATTCAACATCACTATTTTTCATGTCTTTTAATCTCTCTTTCTATAAACCACTTTGCTTTTTTTAAATCTTGCAATTCAGTACCTTTGTAAGGTGCTCTTGCAATGTACTTGATTACACTTCCTAAATTGAAGTTAAGGTTGTGCGATTCAATAAATTCAATTGGCTCGATACCATGTTGATAATGTGATGGATGATATACCATGTCGGCTTTATTTTCTGTATCAACTTTAATTTCTGTTCTTTCTTTTGGTTGGAATTTATCACCAAACGTTATATAGCCAAGACTACCTTCACCATATTGCGTTCTGCATAGCAAACATGGTTTTGCAATCATTGGATGATATTCATATTTACATTTATTACATTTGCTCATTGTTTATTCTCCTTTAAAACTTCGCCATTCTTCGTCAGAACGGAAGGTCATCTGATGCAATCTCAAGAGCATCTACTTCGGCTTGTTGAGTCAAGCTTTGCGCATATTGCACATTCGATTGACTGTAATTCTTTGTCTGAGTTCCATACGATTGATTCTGAGCGTAATTTTGAGTGCCATAGGTATTTGTAACTCCTAGAGTGTTTTGTTTGTTAAAATCATTTCTAGGCGTCAAAAACTCTACATTCTCTGCAACGACTTCTGTAACATAAACTTTCTGCCCTTGCTGGTTGTCGTATGAGCGTGTATTGATTCGGCCTTCAATGCCTAGCTGATTACCTTTCTTCTGGTACAGTTGGATGTTGTCGGCCAGTTTGTTCCATGCAACGCAGTTGATGAAATCAGCATCTTGTGTTCCATCCTGGTTTTGTCTTCGATTAACCGCCAAGGTAAACGAACAGACACTTGTTCCGTTTGTTGTTTTTCTGAGTTCTGGATCACGTACTAAGCGACCAATCAGAACCACTCTGTTGATATCCTGCATAGACTCACGCTTTCAATCCGCAATCATTCGCGATTGCCTGCATAGATTCGGCCATCATCTGGCGCATCTTTTTCGTGTCAGCAGTAACCAAGTCGACCAGGTCGTTGAATTCCGCCATGTTGATCGTGCTCTTGAAAGCTTGATACTTCTCAACAAGTGTTTGTTCAGGCTCCTGCTCTTGCTCATGAGCCTCGTTGCACGATGACTCCTGAAGCGGTTCTTTTTCCTGGAAAGATTCGACAACTAGTGCTTCTTCTGGTTTCTGCTTAGACTCTGCATTGACTACGACCTCCGATTTTTCTTCTACACGCTTTTTGGCAGCAGGTCTGCCACGTCGCTTTGCCACTTTCTCGACGATATCCGATTCACGAATATTCATTCCGTTGATTCGGTATGGTGCTACGTTATCTGAATCGTCAACGTATGCGATAAGTCCTTCTCTGTCCACTCCAGCACAGTGATAAACGACTTTATCACCAGGAGCGTATTTGAGTTCTTGTTTTTCGGCTTGTTTTTTAGTTTTCATTTTCACAGTTCTCCATTTTTGATTTTTTCCTGCAGCTGCACTAATTCGCTATGCAGTTGCTCTTCTGACATTTGGACTGGTTTAGCATAGAATTTCTCATCCAGCTGGATTGCTCCGATTCCTGGATTATCTTCTTCACGTCCGCTTTGCTCCACTTCTTCAAAAGCCCTTTCCAGTCCCTGATAGGATCTTTGCCTGTCTTCCATCCGGTAGATTCGTAGTGTTTCCAAAACTTTTTGGCATCTACGTTCAAGTTGTGTTCCTGGATGTAGTCCACGATTTCTGAAATGGACGGTTTAACAAAACAGTCAGTCCAGTCAGTCTGCACATTTTCGTTTGTTGCACTTTTTGACGCAGCCACACTATCTAACTTCTGACTACTGACTGACTTATTTCTAGACTCTAGACTCTTATCTCTAGACTCTAATCTCTTATCGGACAATGTCCTTTTTTTGTCCGGGACAATGTCCTCCACTTTGTCCTTCGATTTTTTCTCTGTTTTTGAGCTCGTTTTTCGAGTGTTTTTTGAGCCTTTTTTAGGACTCTTTTCAGACGGATTTTTCTGTTTATTTTCACGATACAATCGCTTTTTTTGTGCCCATCCGGTTTCTGATCCAATCATCGATTCATAATTTGCAATCTTCATCACATTGTTCTCAGACACTACAATCAGTCTTAAATTCTGGAATAATTCAAGGGCCGCTCTGACTGTGTCTGCGGAAAAAAACTTTGTGTCACGTGCAATTTTATCGACAGTGTATGGAACTAATATATTGCCAATTTTTGTAGCTAAAACACCATTTGTGTTTGATGTCATGGTGCACAATTTTATGTATAGGGTTACGTATTTACATCCGTCTTCCTGGGATAAAAGAAAATCGATTGCGTCACTTTCGAAAAAATCAGTCTTCAACTTGATCCAATAATAAACTTTGCTATTATCCTTGATTTCCGACATATGCAATCCTTTCTATTCTTCTTCTGGTTCTATTTCATTTATAACTACCATTACGCATGGTTTTTGCGCATATCTCTTGAAGACATGCAGATCTGATACTTGCTTATCATCTTCGAAAGCCACTTTGTTTAAAGAGTCCAGTACAACCTTTGCAATGTTGTCGGAATCTGGCTTCTTTTGTGGTTGGATTTCATTTGCAAGCATCTTATTTAGTTTCACTTTTGATACTTTCTTAGGTGGTGAGAAATACGCGAAAATCTTCACTTCCAGGGACCTTCCAGCATGCTTGGAGTGCCACACTGTTCCATGAAGCTTAATCGCACTAGATTCTCATATTCAACTGTTTTAGGTGGTGTATGTACACTTACATACTTACCACGATTAGAGAATCGAGGTCTTCCTTTGGACCCCGGTTCTCCTGATACTACAAACTGATAACGCATTATTCTTTGATTTCTCCGGTCACTGGATCTTCACCAGGTTGTTCCTGATATTCTGCATCAAAGAATTCGTTTGGAACTTCTGTCATATCTTCTTCAATCGTTGTCTTGATTGATTCATCTGTATTCACTTGCTTAACGAATTCAGTCTTCAAAGGAGCATATTTAAGCAACTTCTTCAAAACTGTCTTCTTGGCCATTTCATCAAAGTTTGTTTTCCATGGTCCACTCGAAAATGATTTTGAATATTTTTTCGCATGATCAAGAACATCTTCATACGACATGACCTGGAATCCTTGGCCACCATTCACTAATTTGAATGTAGCGTAATAATAGATTGGCTTACCTCGATTTGTTCTTGCAGGCTTATGTTTAAGTACTGGATCCATACCAAGCTCATACTCAAACTCATCATTTTCATAAACGACCTGCGCATCAATCATCTTGACTTCGCCTGAACGATATGCCAGGTCAATCAATCCTTTGTAGCCAATCTGGAACTGACAAGCTCCGCCATATGGAATCAAATAGGCTTGTCCTAACGGAGTGTTTGGCTCCAGTCCTAATTGTGCTGCATTCATCATTGCAGCCAAGAATGACTGCGGAGTACATGATGCTAACTTGGCATTATTAGATACCGCAGACAATGCGATTCGTGTAAATCGTTCTGGAGTCATCACACTAGGCAATGCTTTTGCGATTTCTCCTGACATAACAGAAATGTAATCTTTAATTGTTTGTGGCTTTTTTTTGGCCACTTTATTAGACTGCGTCTTTGCAATCATTCCTTGTTGATTTGTTGTTGTCATAAATATTTATCCTCCTACTGTTCTTTGACTAAAAATCTTCTCATTTTTCTTTGAGTTAAGTATTGATCATAAAGTTCAGGCTCATCTTTTCTGAATTCTTTAGTATCGAATGTATTTGATACCGATGTTTTCCATGTAACTTTGAATTTGTCAGATGTTCCAATACCAGAATCACCTAAGTAGTTCTTAACTTCATTCTCATGTTTCTTTTGAATTTCCTGGAGCTCCTTGATTTTATCTTTGACAAGCTTCAAAGCATCCAGTTCCGTCTGCAATGGAGTTAGATCCACAATGTTGTCTTCATCATTTTCTACTGGATGAAGTTCACTGATTGCTTGTGCAGTGGAATCCGAACCATCGATTGGCGGTTCAATATCGTTCTCAACACAGTTCCAGAATTCTTCTTCTGCCTCAATCAATGCACTTACTTCATCATCGCTTCTTAAAACCTCGTAGCAGTACAAGTCAACTCCTGGAATATAAATAGCTATATACCACTTAGAAAGACCCGTAACCGCCATATAATGCATACACTGTGCATAATACTGAGGCGGAATATTTCCCTTCTGATACATATCCTTGTTGTATTCAGACGTTGTCTTGATTTCTAGACCTGCATCTTCTCCAACGACCAATCTGTCAACGTTGGCCAACATGAATGGATGATCTACAGATTGAAATGAAAATCCACTTTTTCGACATTTCTTGCCAGTTTCTTCTTCCCAACGTTTGGCCACATAAGCTTCCGCATCTCGACCAAATCGCATACGCTCATTGTCAATGTTCTTATGGATTCGGCCAGTCTTTTCACACCATAGTGCATAAGCCGATTTGTATTTGTTCATACCTAGAACAGAACCGGCATCAGAACCGCCAATTCCTTTTAGACGATTATCCAGCCACTCTTCATGAGTAGCTGGTAATTTATGTTTGATTACTTTATTCATCTTCATTTGACTCATCCTCTTTTTCTTCTGGTTCACCAGAATCATCTATATAACGGTTGTCGTTCCATTCTCTCCAATCGTCGATATCCTTAAAGAATGGCATCGCTATTCCTCCTTGGATGTTCATGTTCTTTTAGAAATCTGTCCGTTTCGCCATCGTAACATTCTGCGCATACCGCATATCCAAATCCATGTGCAGTATGTACTTCTCTCGATGTGTACATTTCACCGAATTTGAACATTCTTCCGCATTGTGCACATGGCACCATCTTTTCCATATCATCTTCATACGTTCTGCATTCATCAGGAAGAAGAATGTCTTCATACTTATGCAGCTTCGTGTTGTATCTACCTGCTCTAATGGACATAGCACTTACCTCTTTTATTTGCGTTGTTTTTTAATACGAACTGTTTCATTTTTGATTTTCTCCTTATTCATTCATACTCAAACCCTGCAACCTGGATATCACAATCTGCTAATTATTTATGCCCAAATTCAAACGTGTTTTTTTGCTTTATCTTAGGAAGTTTTACAAGTTACAATTATGGATTTTTTTTCTGACGTGCTTGCATTATTTATGACAATGTTTAAGTAGGTACTGAATTGTGAAAAGAATGATCCTTTTTCTAGCAGACCACGTCACTTACGGAAATACCCAGGTTGCAAGATTTGAGTTATATGTATATAATTAATTTGTTAGTTTTTTGATTGGCCACTTTCACATGAGTGGTCTTTTTTTACATTAAATTCCATAGGAACCTTCTTTCTTTACCACACTTGTTTGTACAACAAGATAAAATTCAGCACTGTAATGATGATTGCGAATGCATACATAATGAATAAATCATCCTTTTCATCTTTGCTGATTCCACCCTTTTCGAATACAACCTGAACATTCACTTCCGGTTGTTTGTTGACTGGTTGTCCAAATTTGAAATCAGGAATCTCCAACTGATTTTCCATTACTGCATCTGCTTTCTTAACTGTTGCTTTGTTGGCTGTTGCGTTTGCTCTTGGCATGTTTAAATCCTTCACTTCTATTTTTTCCATTACTTCATCCAATTTAAATCTGAAATTGAACTCTTCAATATCCTGCATTCCAAGATAATATAGAAGATCAATATCTTCATGATTGAATACGTAACAATGGTCTTTATCCATATAACCTTCTGGCCATGGACATCCTGCATAGTCATACATTTTCTTTGTCTTTACATTTTGTTGAAGTCTTCCTATAATCATCAACTTCTTAGTTCCTTCTTTAAGAACTACGACACTTCCGAGTGGTAATAATTCTTGCATGTTCTACTCCTTTCTACTGCGTTCTACTACGTTTCTACTACGTTTTACTATGTTCTACTACGTTCTGGTGCAGCACTTGAGGTGCCACTTCACTGTATTGATACTCATAGACTTTGGAATTTGATTCTTCGAATATTGGAATTTATCGTTTCAGTTATTGGGGATATCTTTAACGATATTTTGTAAGTGTATACTTAAGTAGTTTTGGAGGCTGTACTCACCTCTTTAATAAAATGCTGTTATTTTTATGCTAGATTATAGTTTTTTCTATATGTACATTTTTATGATCAAACCACTAAGTCTAATATCTGTTTTTTGCGAAAAGAGATATTCTTTTTGTATCGACAGTATTCTGCTAGAAAATTTAAGGGGTTTTATTTTGAAACAATCTACTCCTGAATAACTGCATGTGATAAGGTCTGTAGAGCACTGATCCAGGATTCAATTGGACTTGAACGAACAAACTAGCAGGTTTATGTATAAGAGATTTTCTTAGTCTCTCGAAGCAACACCTCAAGTACTGACCAGAGAAATTTTTTATTTATGTGCGTTAAGTAAGAGTTACACTAATCTTTACTTTCTTTAAAAGCTGGATTTCATTGTGAAGTTCAGCTTCTTTTTGTTCTACCAAAGCCATATTAAAGCCTCCGTCTACGAACATTTCATGAAGCTCCTGGCTTAACTTTTCGATTCTTTGATAGTTGTCGATTGTAATATCAACCTGTTTGGGTTCTACTTTTAAGCTCATGTTCATTCTCCTTTGTATGCTGCAAGCATACTTTTTCTGATTTTCTATGTGCTACAATCTTCTTTTGAAAGGAGGTGTAGCAAATGACTAAAAAGTACAATATCGGTAGTAAATCAGATATGCGTAGACTTGAGCGTGACTTACAAAAATCTTTAGAGAGAAACCTTGCTAGTCAAGTCAATAATCTAAGCATTGACGTAAAGTGCCCTAAATGTGGCAATACCTTTAAAGCTTCTTCAGGTAGCAATGTCTGCCCACATTGCAAATCTGAGATTACTTTGAACATAAGTCTTTAATTTTTGAAGCCAATTCATCTGCCAATGAGTTGGCTTTTTCTAATTTGTTAAGCACTTTGTCAAGTTCCTCGTTTATCTGATCCAAGCCCTCAAGCTTGACGGCAACAGCTATTGTGCTTATTTCTTTTTTCTGTACCATTTGTTCGTTCACTAGATTTAAAGCGTTAATAAGATCTTTTACTTTATTTTCTTCCATTTAAATTTCTCCTTTCTATGATGCTGCGCCAATGTAAATTGGCTTATCCCCACATCTCCTTACATGCTTTTTTGAATTCAGGAAAAACGTTGGTAAACATACTGATTGGAACTTGCTTAGAACCACAAATGACTTTAGATACATTTGAACTCTTGTATTCCTCAGATTCCTGAACCATATGAATCATTCGATACGCCATTACTTTGTTGATTCCTAGTGACATCACGTCTTTGTATCCTAATAATGTCTTTGCCAT